AGATCGGTAACAAGGCGAGACTTAAAAACAACGGTGAGTTAAAGCCCATCAACGATGAATATACCTTTGAACGCTGGTGGGATCTCTATGATAGGAAGATAGACAGGGAGAAATGCGAAATCAAGTGGCACAACGTCCTTACTAAGGCAGAGCGTAAGGCGGCCACCGAGCATACGCCCCTCTATGTCGCCAGCACTCCAGACGTTCAATTCAGGAAGCATCCGTACACCTATTTGAATGGCAAATGCTGGAAAGACTACATTCCCACAGCGAAGCCGCTTGTCAGGGCGAATGCCGAAAAGTTCATGGAGTACTTCAATAAGCTGTATGAGTACACAGATATCCCTAAGTTGTCAGAAATGACGGATCTGAGGAAAAATCTGCTGGATTACATCTACACATACTACCATGACGATATTATAGACGTGATGAACAAGGTCAAGGAATCCACACACCTTACGGGTGAGGATGGCAAGGGTTTCAGAGCTTCGTTCGAATGGATCTTCACACCTGCTAACTTCATAAAGATCAAGGAAGGATATTTTAATGAGTAAGGATAAACTCACACTTCACAATCTGGAACTCGAATATCAGGTATTAAGCAACCTGATGAACTATCCAGCCCTGTACACGGAATACGGTGAGCAGCTCAACGTAGACTTGTTCAGTTACCCAGCATGCAGGGTTGTGTTCAATGCCATCAAGGCGGTAAGGGATGAAGGAGATCTGCCCGATCTTCTGACTGTCGGCATGTATCTCAATCAGAATCCTGTAGATGACGCTCCGGATAACGCGACACTTGCCACCATATACAGTTTCGCCATGACAAGCGCGAACTTCGGCAAGGAGGTCTATATGCTTGCCGACATGGCTAAGCGCAGGAGGTGTTATGTCCTTGGCCACAAGCTGATCAACGCTGGTACAGATCCGACTGTTGACGTTTCTGAGGTTGACAAGGAGATAGAGGTCTATCGCGAAGAGAGTTGCAAGTCTGCCGTTGACTTCTACGACATGAGGGCTATCAATGAGGCTCTGACGGAGAGAGTGGGGCAGAATACTGTTGACGAGAAAGCCAACATGGTCGTAACAGGATTTTCCGACATTGACGGGAACGGTTGTTTCCAGTTTACGGATCTCGTCGTGATTGGTGGTGCTACCTCTATGGGTAAGACTACGATTGCCATCAATATGCTTGTGAACGGTGCGAGGGCAGGAATACCAAGCATGTTCTTTACTCTTGAAATGACCGTCCAGCAGATAGCAGCGCGCATCAATGCACCGATATGCGGTGTATCGTCCTCCCTTCTTCTGTTTAAGAAGCTGTACACAACACAGCTTAGAGACTTTGAAAAGGCAAAGGGTGTCAGCAATGACTTCCCCATCTTCATAGATGATTCCTCCAACAGTATCGAGGCTATTAAGGAGAAGATTCGCTCAATGTCAATCAAGAAGGGCGTTAAGGTTTTCTATATAGATTTCCTGCAGCGTGTTAAGAAACCCAAGAATATGCACGAGAGTGAGGCTTCTTTCTACGAGGCCGTATGTAATGACCTGAAAGACCTTGCAAAGGAGTTGAAGGTCTGCATCGTCATAATCTGCCAGCTGAATCGAGACGCGAACAATGTAGATCCGCGTCCGACACTCTCGAAGATCAAGGCTTCAAGTGGAATAGAGCAGGCTGCAGATCATGTTATCTTCGTCTATCGCCCTGGTTATTACGGTAAGCAGCACAAGTTCCGTCCTACACTCGATCCGAACAAGTCGGCTGAGATCATTCGTGCCAAGGCAAGGAATGCAGAGACGGGATCCTTCTATGTAGGCTATAAGGCCGAGCTGAGTTTGTTCTACGATACCGACGCTGGTATTCCTGAGCCTGAGACATCAGCACCAAGGGAGCAGGGATTACCATTCTAACATGAATCTTTATGATCGGACTATTTGACAACGACGAAGCCTATCAGCAGGCAGTCGTAAAGCCTAAACGTAAGCTTGTTCGCAATCTCTCTGGTCGTTTCTGTACAGAGTCAGAGCGGAGGATGGAGCAGCTGGAGAAAGAAAATACAATTCTGAGGCGCAAGGTAGAAATGTACATGCGCAACTGGTTTTCCGAGTCAGACCGTGCCACACGTAAGGACAGGGAGAATCACGAATTAAAAATAAGGTTAGAGATATGTCAGAAAGATTTGAATAACCTGAAAAAGTTCGTTAAGAGAAGGAGAAGTGCAAAATGAGCTATGGAGAATTGACGCTTCCACCTGTAAACGATGGAGTTAACAAAATAAACGGGCGATTCCTGAAAGGCCATGTTCCGGCAAACAAAGGCAAGAGGTGGAGCGATTATATGGGTAAACGAGCGCAGAAGCGGGCGGCAAAAGGTTGGAAGAATCTCGATTTGCACCGCAATAAGAACGGCAGACCCGACACCGCAGTCCGTTGCCGTAAGCAGGTGGTAGCCGTCATGGATGATGGCTCATGGCTGATATTCCCTTACGTCGGGGCTGCTGCCGAGTGGCTGGGTTGTGGCAGTCGTGAGAACATAGGACGGTGCTGCCGTCAGAACGAGTCCAAAAAGGAATTCCACAAGACAAATGGCGTTAAGGCTGGCCGCGTGAATACAGATCACCGATACAGGGGAATCCGATTCTATTTCGAAAGTGATAATGTTTGGATGAATAAAATAAAAATCGACGGATAAAATATGGCAAAGACAGATTTTACATACTGCAAGGGCGTGCGCTGCCCTAACAGAAAACAGTGCAAGCGTTATGTCGTAGGTCAGGAGGCCGCTAATGATGGCAATGTTCACAGCTGGATCAAGAGCTGCAGAAATGCGAGGGAGTTCATTCATAAGGACGGCACAGAAGAGCAGACGATATGATTAAGGATCAAGATAAACTGTTCGACAAGTTCGTTGCTCCCAATGATGACTGGATGCGCCCTATATTACAGGAGCCATTCAGGGAAGGCGAATATGTCTTTGCCTCAGATGGGCACTCAGTCTTACGTGTCAGCATGTTCCAGTTGCAGGATCCGAACGAATATTGCGTCAACACCCAGTTTAAGACTAATTGCAAGTTCCTTGTTGTTGACAACTGCAGCGACGTGATATCTGTCGAGCGGATGAAAGAGGCAATGAAGCACCTTCCGAGATACAGGGTTTGTAAGGAGTGCAAGGGGAAAGGCGAAGTTAAGTTCTCTTACAATGCAAAGACCGTCGGATCCATCTTTTATATCAAGGAGACGTGCCCAGCCTGCGATGGCTATGGGGATATAACCCGCATGCACGCAGTCAAAATCGGTGACAGCTTCTTCAATTTCCGTCAGTTGATACAGCTTAGGGCGGCAGCAGAGGCGAGTGGCGTGCATTCGATAACGCATACATTCAAGTCGCCAAACCTCAACATCTTCAAGGTCAGCGACGCGGTGCATGTGGGAGTTATGGCAATTCACCTGAGTCCAGAAGATGATCATATCAGAAAGAATCCCATTATTGTTTGAACAGCAAAAACCATATAATTATGAATAGCGAAGAGAAAAAGGAACAAAAGACCAACGATCAGGTCAGTCTTGAAGAGGCGCATGCCGCTCAGATGGCCTCTATATGGTATTGATTATGGAGCGTATCATCATAAACAATCAGAAATTATGAATCAGATCAAATTATTGTATATCGACTTGTTTTGCGGCGCAGGTGGAACGTCAAGCGGGGTGGAATTTGCAAAGCTGTATGGTGAGAAATGTGCAAAGGTTATAGCTTGCGTAAACCACGACAGAAATGCCATATTGAGCCACGCAGCGAATCATCCAGACGTGCTTCATTTTACAGAGGATATTCGTACACTTGAATTGTCACCGATGCTGGAGCATATTAACATAATGAAGGCGAGATACCCACAGGCTCATATAGTATTATGGGCATCATTGGAGTGTACCAATTTCAGCAGAGCAAAGGGAGGTATGCCGCGTGATGCAGACAGCCGGACGCTCGCAGAGCACCTTTTCCGCTATATAGAGGCCATTGACCCTGATTACATTCAGATAGAAAATGTTGAAGAGTTCATGTGTTGGGGAGATCTTGACGAAAATGGTAAGCCTGTCAGCAAAGACAAGGGCACATGTTATATCAAGTGGGTAAACACCGTTCAGCGTTATGGGTACATATTCGATTGGAGGATATTGAACGCTGCTGACTTTGGAGCTTACACGTCAAGAAAAAGATTCTTTGGTCAATTCGCAAAATACGGACTTCCTATCGCATTCCCTGTACCGACTTATGCAAAGGATGGTGATCAGGGTGGCCTTTTTAATATCTATAAGAAATGGAAGCCTGTTCGCGAGGTTTTGGATCTCAGCGATGAGGGTAGTAGCATCTTTGCTAAAAAGAAACCGCTTTGCGAAAAGACATTGGAGCGTATATACGCTGGTCTTGTTAAGTTTGTAGCTGGTGGTAAGAAAAAGCATGAGGCATGGATCTTGAAATACAATTCGACAAACAAAAACGGAAATCATAATGCCCCATCTATCGACGAGCCTTGCCCTACGGTGGCAGTCCAGAATAGGCTTGGTATGGTTAGGTGCAGTTTCCTTTCGAAGCAGTTTGGCGGTGATCCTTCTGGAAAGAATATCTCTATTGACAATCCTGCTGGAGCTATAACCACAAGAGATCATCACGCTTTGGTGGGGGCTGAATTTATGTCGCAGTATTATGGGAATGGCTATAACTCTTCTATCGAAGAGCCGTCGCCTACTGTAACGACAAGAGACAGAATCTCCATTGTCAGGTGTTTTATTGATAATCAGTATGGGAATGGTACACCTTCATCACCAGAACAGCCTTGCCCGACCATTCCTACGAATCCAAAGCAGGCATTGGTAAGTCCGAAGTTTATAGTGAATTATCGCTTTAACAACACAGGAAGCTCAGTTGAAGAGCCAGCGCCAACAATTTGCACTGTAGGGCAGATTGGTGTTGCTTCTACATTTCTTATGAATCCCTATTCATTCAAGAGCAACGGTGGAAGCGTTGACAAGCCTTGTTTCACTCTAATAGCGAGAATGGATAAGATGCCTCCATATCTTGTTCGTACAGAGCAGGGCGAAACGGGAATAGCCATATTTGAAGAAGATTCTCCTATGACTTGTAAGATCAAGGAGTTTATGGCTATGTATGGTATTGTAGATATTAAGATGCGTATGCTGAAAGTTTCAGAACTGAAAAAGATCATGGGATTTCCAGAGGACTACATTTTGAAAGGAACGCAAGCCGAACAGAAGAAATTCATCGGCAATGCTGTTGAGGTAAATATGAGTCGCGTCCTTTGTGAGGCGTTGTGTGAGAAATTATCACAGACCAGGAAAATAGCAATATGAGAACATGGTAATAGATTCCAAATTTAATGTAATGGGCGATGTGCGGGAAATGGTAAGTGTGCCTCAGATAGATCCTAATCAGACAGGCAAACCTCCCATAGTCCTTATGATGCGCGACGATTTCAACCGGATAGGTGCAGAGCGAATTGCTGAATTAGAAAAGGAATATGATGTGAGAATTGAACCAACAGACGAAATGCCGCCAGAAAGCGAAGATCCTTTCGTAGTGCATGTCGATCCAATTAACCACATGGAGAGTCAGCTTCCTGTATTGCTTCCAGCACCTAAATCGATTGGAAAGCTTGGTGGAAACAAAACACCAAAGTTTGAGCCTGATAACTATAAGAAGAAAAAGAAGTCTAAGCGTCATCAACAGAAACAAAGCAGGAAGAATGGAAGAAAGAAACATCGTAGGTAATTGATATCGTGTAATATTGTATAATAAAAGATTAAGAATTATGAGTATTTTAATTTGCTGTTGCCTCCTGTGGGCGGTTATTTATATGACAGTGCAGATCATTATTGATGTGCTGATGGTAGCTGGCACTTGGAAGAGGGTTACAAAGCCGGAAGAAAAGTCCAAGAGAGGTTAGGCAGGGAAACGGACTGTAAGACGGAGTGCCCTTTGTATGCGCATTGCGAGAAGGGCAGTTATTCAATCTGTATGACCCTCCAGCACTGTTATGATGACGTAATCATGGAAGAAGAGAATGGAGAATAACAACAATCCGATACGGACGGCTGCAGGGTTGCTCGGTGGCAGCCTTGCCAAGTTCCGCATCACAAAGATCACCAAGATTGCCAAGGATGGCCGGAAAGAGGTCAAGAAGGTAAATTTCGAGGTGGATGATGTCGAGGCCTTCCGCAAGAAGATGAAAGGCCGGAAGTTCGCAGATGTTCAGCTGGTGTATGAGAACATCTTCTGAAAAAGAAAGCGACACAGGATCGCTCCCATGCCGCCTTTATTGTTAGCCGCAACAAAGGTAACTAAAAATTTTGATATGGAAGCGATTGAAGGGAAATTTAACATAAAATCTACTGTCGAGAAGGTAAAAGCAGCCAGAAAGGAGCTGAAACGTGCCCGTGAAGAGTTTGAGAAGGCGAGGCAGCTGGATCGTGAGGCATCGGAGCCGATCCTGAGAGACTGCCATCATGTCCGCAAGATCCATGAGCTTTTCTGCAAGTCTGCCGGTACAGGCGAGACCATGACCGTGAACGAGCGGAAGATGTTCATCTTCATTGTGCAGTATCTCTACGATCCCCGTACTTTCTTCGGCTACTGTCTGCCGAATGGACTGCGAAGGGAGCTTGTCAAGGTGCTTCGTCTCAGATGTTACTCTGTGATATCGAGGCATGTGTCCTGTACGCTCCACGAGTACCGCTTCTATTCACAATTCAGGAATGATGTCAACAGGATCTTTGGCGATGTCATAGACGGCCTTGTGGAGTGCGGTGTGATAGATCCGGAGAAATGCAGGTGAAGCTCTTGTCACGCTTTTAGGTATATATTATAAGAAGTCCGTCCCGCAAGGGTGACACTCCGCAAGAAGCATCGGTGAGGCTGAAACACCATAAAACCAGAGCATATATGTGATGCACGGATTTCTTTCTTCCAATTATTGTATGCTGTTCTGGGTTGTAGTAGTCAGTTGTGCGATCTTGTTCCCTCTTGCCTTCTATGAGGGTGGGCACAACGAATAAAACCCAACTCCTTGATGGGGCTGGGTGTCCTGTCGGTGTCTCGCATCTTTAGTCGATTACCAGGCGTATGTCCTTCCCGCAGTGAGGACACCTGATCTTTGTTCTGCCGGACTCTTCTTCGTCTGCAAGAAGCTCAGAGACAGAAACGCCTATGATCTTGGCAATGGCCTGTAGTTTGTCGAGCTGCGGATTACCATTCACAATGCTTGATACTGAGGGCTGAGAGATCCCCATTTCTGCTGCAATGCGTTCAAGCGTCCAGCCTTGCGCCTTGATGACTTTTTTGATATTCATATATTATATATTATGTTTTATATTATTTTGGGTGCAAAGATAATCATAATATATTAATAATGCAAGTTTTTGAGCGAAAAATATAAATTTCATTCTATTTTTAGTAAACAAATATAAAATTAAAGCTATATTTGCAAATAAAACTTAAATATAGAACAAATTTTATATTTTTTCTTGCAAGTATAGAAAATAATCTATATCTTTGCATCGTGATTCAGTCACAAACAGAATATTAACAACTCAAAATTTTATAGATTATGGCAACTTCAAGAAATGACATTCAGGGATTCAATTCAGGTAAGAGCCTGAACGAGTGCATCAACGACGTAATGAACAGCGACAAGTCACGCACGACAAAGCGTAACGAGCTGATCAAGTTAGGTCTGCATGCAGGCGACATTCAGTACATTTTCAGTAAGTACAATGTGACTGTAGCACGCAAGGGCGCATTTGACTTTTCAAAGATCACTTTTGGCGTAGAGATCGAGTGCTACAATTTCATGCGTGACAGCCTTATTTCAAGAGGCTCTGAGAATGGTCTGAACATTATGTCAAGAGAGTACACGCATCAGCATACTAACTATTTCAAGATCGTTTCTGACAGCTCTATTGAGGGCGAAAACTCAAATGAGGTAGTTAGCCCTGTTCTCAAAGGCAAAAAGGGTCTGAGCGACCTCGAAACACTCTGCAAGAGCCTCGAAGAAATTGGTGCAAGAGTAAACAAGTCTTGTGGCCTTCACGTACATATCGGTGCTGCCTCTATGAGCGACGAGCACTATTGCAGACTTGTACGCAACTATCAGAAGCTCGAAAATGCCATCGACAGCTTTATGGCCTATTCTCGCAGAGGTAATAACAGCCGTTGGTGCAGATCACTGCAAGATCATAACTTTGCAGCATGTACAACAAAGTCTGACATCGCCTGTGAGCTTAGATTCGACAGATATCACAAGGTAAATGCAGAGGCCTACAGCAGACATCGCACAATCGAGTTTCGTCAGCACCAGGGCACCACAAACTATGAGAAGATCAGCCGCTGGGTCATGTTCTTGGCAAAGCTCGTAGAGTACAGCTACAAAGAAGAGCTTACCCGCAGCGTTATGTGCATCGAGGACATACCTTTCTTGACTGACGAAGAAAAGGTGTATTTCACTGACAGGCGCAACCAGTTTGATGTTGCTTTAGCAAGTAGATACCGTGAAGCCCTCTAAACAGGGCTTACGGTTTGTAAGAACGACAAAAGAGATACAGCTATGATTAGATGAGAGTGATATCGAGGTGTATAATGATAAAGAAGAAATTTGATTATGTGTGTAATTTGTGTAAAGCCAAAGGGCGCAAAGATGCCCTCAAATGATATAATTAAGGCCATGTACAAGGCCAATCACGACGGGTGCGGTTTCTGTACACCCACGAAGAGTTACAAGGGCTTGTCGCTTGCAAGTTTTCTGAGAGAGTTGAAGAGCGTACCGGACGAAGAGCCTTGCATCATGCACTTTCGCTGGGCTACTCACGGCAGCGTTAAGAGATCTAACTGCCACCCGTTCTATGACGAAGAGTCAAAGACTTGGTTTGCCCATAACGGTGTGCTTGACATTCGCCCTGTAGGCGATATGACAGACAGCGAGACGGCTTTCAGGTACATCATTGCGCCAGAGATTAGGCAGAGCGGCCTTGATTCTGCTGAGACGAAAGAGGCTGTAAAGAGTGTTATAGGCGGCTCACGCTTCGCATTCATGCAGGGCGAAGAGGTGGTCATGTACGGCACTTTTCACTATAGGTTTGGGTGTTTCTATTCTAACCTGAATTTTGTCCATCTTATAGGCGTAGAACAGCCTTGCAGACGCTTTAACCTTCGGTTTGTATAACCATCAGGCCATGATAAAAATGAGTTGTTAAGACGAAGAAACGGACTAATTTGCGACAATCCCGAAAAGGTCGCAAATAGTCCTTTCTTCATTTAGGCTGAAAGCGATAATTTGGCTATCTTTGCCGAAAATCGCGGGTTGTAGCAGTCGGTAGCTTACCACTTTGACTTGGTGGTTGTCACAGGTTCGAGTCCTGTACCCGCAACAAAATTTATTAATCAGGTGTTTGGCGATTTCATGAGAGATCTGTACCTTTGCACCATCAAAAAAATAATGAAATGAAGATACTTACACTATCAATCAAACAAAAGTATTTCGACGAGATACTTGCAGGCAAAAAGACTGTAGAGACGCGCGAGATACGCCCTTCAACGGCCAAAAAGTACATCATGTATGAATGCAACGGCAAAGAGTACGCAGCAGACGCAGAACTGCCAGAAGAGGGCGACATCGACGTTAAGCCGATCCGGTATGATGCCATTAAGCTTCTTACAGGCGAATACAAGGGCAAACGCCCTTATATCATCGTAGAGTGCAAGGGTGCAAAGGTGTACTTTCTCACAGACGAGAACGGCAAAGATATCACCTACGAATACAACGGTGAAGAATACATCGCCTCGCAGATAGATTACAGCCTTGGCAAAGTGCTCGAAAAGAGCTTGTAACAATATTGTTTAACCCTTTAATTTTGTATGCTGAGTCAGAATACAGGTAGGTACAAGTGCAGGCAGTAGCGCAGGCGTTACTGGCCGTCGCTCGCTTTCAGGCGGTACGGGTCGTTTCGTGACACGTCGCCAGCGTTATTACGAAGTTCGTCAGGGCTTAGGCCTTTCAGGTGGATAGTCTATGACGAAAAACGAGACCGCAAAAATGAGTATTGCAGCAGTCAGGCGAAAGTCAGACAGCTGCATACTCTTTTGTAGTCTCGGCAAAGACAGCCTCGTTTTGCTCGACATGATCTACCCGCAGTTTGAGCGCGTCGTTTGCGTGTTCATGTACTTTGTAGAGGGTTTGGAGCATATAGAGCGCTGGGCAGGCTGGATCAAGGCGAAATACCCAAAGATCGAGTTCGTACAGATCCCACACTGGAACCTCACGTATATACTCCGCTATGGCATGTACAGCGTCGCCAATCCGAAGGTTAAGCTCCTGAAGCTTGCGGACGTAGTGAAGGCCATGCGCCTGAAGTATGGGATCGACTATTGTTTCCTCGGCATGAAGAAGGCCGACGGCATGAACAGAAACCTCATGCTTAAAGGCTACGAGAAAACGGAATACATCAACGGATGGCTTGCTTACCCGCTTGCCGACTGGACGCAGAAGGACATTCTTGCCTATATGCGTCAGAGGAAGCTCCCGCAGCCCGTCCGGTACTCTATGAAGGCATCCAACGGTGTAGGCTTCAACCTCGACTGCTTCCTCTGGCTTAGAGAGAACTACCCGCAGGATCTACAGAAGATTTACAAGACGTTCCCCATGTCTGAAAGGATCCTGTGGGAATATGACCAGCAACATAAAGAACAGTAAGCCGAGTCAGAAGGAAAAGTATAAACGATTTGGTAAGTCAGGCGAATAGGATCGCTGCACGCGGTGATGCAAGAAGGACAGGCACTGCCGAATCCATCCTAAGAAGATATAGGAGAAATATTCAGGAAGCAAGAGGCGCTCAGTTCTGGCGGGGCGATATCATGCAGGAAACAAACAGAAGATATTCTCGTAGAACATACATGGGACTCTCTAACGGATAAATAAGTAACAGATGGCAACGAAGAGTTATTTCACATCGCAGTCGGTGGAGCTAAAGCGCTCGCAGATCCATTTTGCCGACTACAACCCCAGGACGATAAGCGAAGAGGGAAAGAAAGCCCTCCGTCGCTCCATCCGCAAGTATGGTGTTGTAGGCGGCATCGTCGTGAACAAGCAGACGGGCTACACCATCGTAGGCGGCCATCAGAAGGTGGCCATCCTCGACGAGTTCCATAAGTACGACCCTGAGACAAGGGAGAATGACTATGCGCTGCGCGTTGAGCTGATCGACGTTGACATCAAGACGGAGAAATCCCTGAACATCACCCTTAACAACCCCAACGTGGGCGGTGACTGGGATGATGACAAGATGCGCGAGCTGATACCGGACATCGACTGGAAGGATGCAGGCCTCACGGATGCGGATCTCAACATGTTCGGTGTTGACTACCTCCTGAAAACGGAGGCAGAGAACGATATCGCCAACGCCATCGACGACATGATGGCAGAGTCCAACGCTCAGCACGAGGCAGAGGTGGAGCGTCGCAGGCAGGAACGGGAGTTCGAGAAGGCCGCAAAGACCGCCCACATGAAGGACGTGAAGCAGCAGGTACGCCAGCAGGCACAGGCGCAGGCAGAGAATATGGATGCCTACGTCATGCTGTCCTTCACCGACTTCAAGGCAAAGGCCGCGTTCATGGAGCGTTTCGGCTTCAACCCATACGATAAGATCGTCAAGGGCGAGCTGTTCGACCAGATGGTAGAAAGAGTGGATTTTGATTAGCAAGATCACCCATACTAAATAATAACAACCCAATACTCACACCAATGGCAGAGAATAAGAATGAAGAGAGGAAGAAAGGTCAGGGAAGGACACCTAAGCATGACTACACAGGCAAGGAGTTCCTTGATACCATAACCGAACTCGCTAAGAAAGGGTACACGGATAAGGACATCGCCATCTCCATCGGTCTCTGCTATCAGACGTTCAGCGAAAGGAAGTCGCAACACACCGAAATACAGGAAGCTCTTGCGCGCGGGCGGTCTCAGCTGAATACTGTGGTGCGTGGTGCGTTTCTCAAAGCTGCCCTTGGCGGCAGGCTGGTAAAGAAGTATTCCTATATCCAGAAGCGGTGCGAGTGTGGCGGCAAGAATCCGAGCTGCCCTATCTGTGACGGCTCAGGGTGGATAACTCCCGAACAGCACAGGGTAGTCGAAGAGTATGAGCAGGCTCCGAACATCATGGCTCAGAATCGCTGGCTCCTGAACTACGACGAAGAGTGGAAGAAATCACAGA